GGTCTTTATGTCCTTGGTATTATATGCCGCTGGCTCTAGCGCTAATCACTCTTACGTTACCCGTTCAATGGGGGCTGAAAAAGTCGTGATGGTTGAGACTACCGTTGGTAGCCTCAGCGATCCTTTGACTTTGGTTCAGTCCTTATCATTGAAAGGGCCAAACGCTCAAGGTAATCAGCGCTATTCCGTCAGCATCCGCAGGAACGTTACAGATCCTGCAACAAAGTTACCCTATACGGGGTCGGTCGCTACGACGGTATCTATACCGAAGAACGGCACGTTCACCGCAGGGATGGTCAAAGACTTATGCTCAGAAATGGCATCAGTCCTTGGCGCATGTAAAGCGTATGGCGCTTCAGGTACAGTAGTAGCGGGTTGTACCGATACTTCTGCTTATCCTGAATCCATTGCCAACATGCTCTTTGTTGGACAATAGTCCGGAAAACGCAAGGGACGTGTATCCCTTAGGATTGTAAAACCTTTATGGAGTTACTAACCATGAAGCAATACAGTTCAGCGCAGGAGACCTTAATTTATAAGGCCCTGCGAAAGTGTATCACCGCGGATCTCATCCGCAACGGTATCCCTTCTGCATTAGCAGGTTTCGTAGTTAAATACTACGATCCTGAAAATGAAGATTATCTGCTACGTGTTGATGCATGGCAGTCTATGCTGTGCTTAAACTACGTAACAGCGGACCATCGACCCTATATCCCTCTCCAGTACATCGAGTACGGAGTTGTGGTGGATCGTAATGGCGAACTTATACTTGCTGCACCACCAGTTATGGTGGAGCAACTCCATGCCGTTATACGGCTGGTGTACAAGTATAAGGGTAAACCGCGCAGAGAAACGGATTGGGACACGGTTAAAGACCGTTTCCGCCGACCGGGCGCAATTACGCTCGATACTACGGAAATCGAGGGTATTAGGCGAGTACTTAGTGTACTACGCCCTCCTTCTTCGTGGTCGGAATTGCCACCCGGGAAATTCGGGCCTGGAACTACGAGTGAGCGCGCAAGTATACATGAACGGTGGAGCTGGGAGATTTCTCTTCCTTACTCTGTTCCGTTTACTGTATATAGCTTGCGACTCTTGGATACCAAATTCGGTATGAATTTTGAACGACCTCCCCTTGTTCACCGCTATGGTGTAACAAGAGTTGGCGAAGTTCCAAAATCTATCAAAACCAACAGATTCGTATCAAGTGAACCTGCTGGGAACATGTACTCACAAATGAGCGTAGGAGCAGCATTGACAGAAGAAATGCGTAAGCATTTCCGACGCAATACCAATCTTATCGATCAGGCGGAGCATAATGCGCTTATGTTTAGTAGACTTAAGCGCTATACACGTTCTGGTATACCATACTACGTCAACTACGCCACTATTGATTTAAGTGACGCAAGTGACCATGTTTCTCGTAGACTAGTCAGCCTACTTCTCCCTCAGTGGAAAGAATTCCTCTTTGGAGTTCGATCTACTTTTGCTCGCTTCCCGGACGGTGAGTTGGTTCCTTTACGGACCTTCGCACCTATGGGGAGTGGAGTCTGCTTTCCGGTCCTGAACGCAATAGTATTGGGCTTAGCCCTATACGCCTGCGAGAAAGACCCTTGTCATATATGGGGGGACGATGCTATCGTCCCCGCAGACAAGGCGTTATACTTCAAGAGCCTCCTTAAGAGGAGCGGTCTTGTCGTTAACGAAGGAAAATCTTGTTGCAGCGGATGCTACCGAG